AATGGTTTCCCAATTAGAAGAAGAAAAATTAGCCGAAAACGGAATAAATCTGTTTAAATATTCATTTAAAGAATCAACAATTTCATCAGCGTATTCAACATTTTGAAGCTGTTGTCTAAATCTCTGTCTAGCTGCTAATGAAATATTATTCGGCATTATTCACCTAGTGTAATACCAACTGTTCCAACTCGATTTTCACCAGCTGCGTTTATAGTAATTTTAACAACGTAGTGCGTTAAATCTAAAATAGCAGAGGCACTTACTGGTGATATTTCAAAGTAACCATTTAAATCAGCAGTAATTCCCGATTCAGTGATACCAATAGAGTTACCATCTTTATCATAAATAGTATAACTCGCTGTTCCTAATGTTCCATCGCTCATTAACTCACCATCTTTAGTACACCAAATAGTGGCTTGTAGCTGATTTGAAGCGTTAATCGAGAACACGGCACGAGGTTCGTATTGATGACCAACTGCTGAATGAACAACTGGCAGATTATAGACGATAGGAACCCCATCAACTGGAATTGTTACTTTTGCTGCATAGAAATTATTATCAAGATCTAAAACCGATGTAACTGGTGTAATCTCAAAAAACCCTTCGGCATCTGCAACAATGCCGGATTCCGCCATACCGGGAACTAGATTACCGTATCTATCGTAAATGACATATGATGCAGTACCCAAACGAGTCGGATTATTAATAACTCCGTAACTATCGGTTACCCAAAACGAAGCAATTAATAGATTTGCATCGTCGATATTAAAAATACCACTAATAGCAGCACTAACTGCTCCAGTAATACCCGGAGAGATTTGCATTAATGATACAGAGTTTGTATCCCTGTTGCCGACAGCATCAACCGCTCTAACTCCAATATAATATTGAACTGCATTCTGAAGCAAATTACCAAAACTATCAGCAAAAATATTCATTTGAAGCTGAGTTGTAACGTACGCTATATTAATTGGATTAAATAATCCAACAGCAGTGGACGCTTGTACATAGACTTCATAACTAATCGGATTAGAAACGTCTGTTGCGGCTGACCATTGTGCTCTAATTTGTCCTAAAGATCCTAATGTAGTTGTACTTACACCAGCAAATACCGGCGGAATTAAATCGACTACACAAGCTAAAGAAGATTCTTGCTTAACTCCACCGGAAGCAAGCTGATTACCCCAAACAACAGCTAATGACGTTCCTTGGACGATGGTTCCGCCCGATATTAACTGGTTCATTTATCACCCATTGTTAGGAGTCTTTAAGGCTAGGACGAATATCCACACCCGGAGGGCTAGTGAACGTATAACGAATTAGCGTACCGACTACGTTAGGAACAACACCAAGAGATAACCAAGTTGATCCGTTATCAGTTGAGTATTGGAAGTTACCCGGATTAGACGTAATGCTTTGAGAAACGAGCTGTGTATTTGAAAGATCGAATGCTCTGAATGTTAAACTACTTGGAATAGCTGAAGCATACGTTGCTTTAAGCCTAAATCCGCAACGGGTAGGCGTTCCAACACTAGAATCATCGTAGCTATATTCCCAATTATCGGATAGTTCTTCTAGTGTATCGTATCCGACTTGGAACCCTGAGATTTGTAATGGGGAAGATTTACCAATGCACTGTAGTTTAACGCCAAGTTTAAATTGAATCTGAGAAACACTCCCGAGTGCCAATAGATCATTTGGATCAATCATTGTCCAACCACCGGAAATACTTCCAAAACCACTTGTTCGATAAAACACAGCGAGTTGTGAACCCGGATCTTCATTTTCAACAGTGGCTTTAAGAAGTTTGATAGTGGTTGTTGGAACAAAGTTTAAAACCTTTGTCACAATATACGAAGTTTCACACGCAATGTCTGATTTTAGATCCATTGCGATAATACCTCGCTGTGCCTGAGCTGTTGCTGTAGGTCCAACGGCAAATAACCACCCGAATTGGTTTGAAAATCCTTGTGGAGTACCCAAAAATTCCATTTCAACACCTTGGGGATTAACAGCTTCGTACTGTCTAATCCCCATCTGTCCGAAAACAGTGTCAATTTGGTTATTAATTATTTTTTTAGTAAGGAATTTTACAGTGTTGAGCGCGACAATCGATTGATCAATTGCGTTTGACCAAGATGCATTGACTGCGGAAGGAATCACATACTGACCAATCGCTCCGAGATAGTTTGAAGTAGTTAAACTAGGCCATGTTGTAGTATTTGCTGTTAATTCTGAAAGCAACCCAAGGTACATATTGGAAGTTGTTGCAAAAAATGCACATGAATTTCCATTTAAAATACCACCATTTACAGGTGCAGCAACAGGAGTTGCTTGGTTTTCAGAATCGGTTAAAAGAATAGTACCAGTTAATGCTGGTAAAATACTGGTTCTGTGTACCCACTGTGAGTTTGTGTATCCCCAAGCGCGACCAATTGTTACAAGACCTGCTGTAGATGTAGTAATGCCAGTACCACCAGCAGTTGCACTTAATTCAAAGTCATTTGCAGTCGGGTTAACTACGAAATAAACTGTAGCAAGGGCCAAACCACCCGGAATTGTTCCACCAAGTAACATCACTGTGTCGTTTGCTTTATAACTATGACCAATAATTTGCACTTTACCGGGAGCCGCTGCTGTAATCGTCACCCCAGAGTCCGCCGCATAAACGGGAGCTACTGACGTGTCTCGCACAAAGTACTGATGAGTCGTTGCCAAACCCGTGTGGGTGTAAAGTCTGTTCGCTGCAAAATCTAAAACTGCACCAGCTGGTTCAATCTCTGTATTGATTTGACTAATTACTACCGAGGTTGGACCTGCTGCTGCTGCAATAGGAGCACCGCCGAATGTAGCAGATAATTGGAATGTTCCTACACCAGCGTTTACGACGAAATAACGAGTGTTTACAACAAATGTAGAAGCTGTCCACGCTGGTCCTACTTGTGAACTAATATAAGCCTGATCACCGTTAACATATGTATGACCTGCTACGTTGAATGTAACAGGTGTTCCAAGCGTAGGAGTCCCTGTAAGGTTGTTTGAAGGGGATGTTTGTCCTAAATGGTAAACAGCTTTTTGGTTAGTACCAGCTGCGATTGGATATTGAATAGGAGGAGGAGATGCACCTTGAACGAAATCAGCTTGATCTACGTTATTAACTAAAAATTGACCAGATTGAAGAAAGTTTTGAGATGTAGTCAGGTAAATCTTCCAACCAGTCGTGGTCGGGTTGTCGATCACTTTTATTGATCGGAAAGTGTGGGGCACTAATGCAGCAACCGGGAGTTGGACAACGATCCTACCGACATAACTCGAAGCGCCCGTAGCCAAGTCGAAGTTATAAAGCAAGATCGGGTGTTGCGCGATAGTTGGAGCGGCCGAACCGATAGCAGCTCCGATGATAAAAAGTCGGTTGTTTGTCGTGCAAAACGTAAAACCGTTTGGCTGAATACCTGAATCTGTCACCACATCAATAAACTTAGTAATCGGTGCTCCTAAAACCTGCACACTATTAAAAGTTTTTTGATATATATTACCTTGAAGCGTTGTTCTTGTTTGATCGTAGGTTGTTCCTACGTTAGCTAATAATTGTGTATCTAAAAGTTTCATTTTCTACTCCTTAAACAATTGCCCAAGTTTCATTATCTCTTCGATAATTTGTTCCAACTAGCGTGTAAGAAAACTGTCTTTGAACGGTTGTACCGGGGAAAGTTCCGCTAGTATAGTTAATTTGTGTAATTCTTTGATTCTTTGTTCCAAAATCAGCATAAGTGAATGCTGCTATTCTATCATGGGAATCCAATATTTGTAACCGTAAATTGTTTACAATCCCATACTTTGTTCCTGTTTTAGTGCCGTTAATACTTCCAACAAGTTGAACACTATCAGGATCGACATTAGTAAAAGCATCTAAATTAACAGGAAGTGGAGTTTGATCGGTTGCTAATGTAACAGATACTGAGTTTGCTACAGTATTTGCCCCGAGAGTTGGAAGTTTTGCGTCAATGGATGATAATGTTAGTTCGGTTGCAACACCGGAAACATTTAAACTACCATCTAAATTTATAGCTAGGGTATTTGAACCGTCGCTAATTGCAACATTATCTTGCAACGCTGAAAGATTTCTAATATCTAGATCGGACGCTGTTACTGAAACATTTGACCCTGAAACATCAACCTTATCGGAAGCAAAAGTTAGATTTCTAATATCTAAATCAGTTGCTTTTACATTGATAGAACCATCGGAATTAATATCTAATGTATTAGTTCCATCGCTAATTGCGATATTGTCACCACCAGATGCAGAAACAACCACATTAGCATCAATACTTCCATCTGGATTAACCTTTACTAGGTTACCGGTTAATCGATCGCCTATGGCGATATCCGAAGTGGCGGCATCCAGTGTAACACCGGCCACAACTGCTGTAACCGATGCGTCAACTCTAAGCCTGTCATTTGCTTCATCAAATGACTGTTTCAATACCTGATCGGCATCTAAATTAGTGTATGGAAAATTAGGTCCGGCCATTTAAAATACCCTTTTACTAAATTATAGTTGTTAAATTAACTAGGTATCATATCTTGAGGATTAACGGGCATATTTTCAAAAGGAGCTGGTGGTTTTGGCATATTGGGTAAATTCTGAACTTCGCCAGCTGCTGTTGCTATTGGCCCACCGGGTTGATTACCCATTATATCACCCATAGGGCTTCTTTCTAGAGTTCTAGCTGGAGCCTGTCCGCCTTGTTGTGGTATACTTTGACCGGTTGGAGTGGGCGCCATCGGTTGTTCAACCGGAGGTAGGGGTTGTTCGCCAATTAAAGCTAAGAGATCGGGATCTGTATTCCTTAATAAATCAATATGTTGCTGAATATGATCCATTACCTTTTGAACTAAACTATTGTCTTTTCTAAGATCCGGGTCAGCTAAAACTGCCTTATGCTCCATAATATGGAGTCTATGAGCATCTAGAGCCGAAGCGAATACGTTCTGTCCATCCATTAATCTTTCGTTTTCGGCCTTCATTAGTAACAGTTCGTTTTGCTCTCCCTCAAACATTGAGTCCAATCTTCCGGTATTCATAACCTGAAAATATTGTTGAGGATTTTTAATTAATTGCATTTGTAAAAGCTGCTCTGCCATTTGAACTCGACCGGCTATTGTACGAGAAAGAGGATTACCGACGTCAACAACTACGCGATTAATTGCGCTAATCTGTTCGCCAGTAAACTCATGTAATTTAGAAAGGTTATTTTTTCCAACAAGAGCGATAACTTTTGGTGTTTTTGCAAAGTCCTTTAGGATATTAACAAGGGCGGTTCCTACATCTTCAATGAGCTTAACGTAACTTTGTTGAAGCCCTGACACGAACTGAAGCGACATACTTTGAACTAGCGCAAGAGCTGCACCCGATTTAAGAGACGCCTCTGGGTTTCCACGGGTAACGCTATTGACTCCTGAAATAGTTTCAGCAGTTTGAATTAACATCTCTAAAAACTTAAAAACTTCAGCTGGAGTTTGTGTGAAATTAATTGGTTCGGGCTTACTGTTACCTTCAATAATATTCATTCCAGCTTGTAAGGATGCAATTGCAATATCCGAATCTCTAGGTACGAAAAGATTTTGAACACCAAATGCGTTTTGGTTGGTCATAATTGTGCTGTAAAGCGAATTAATACCTTCTTGAATCGGGAAAACATCAAACATGGGAGTATACCCATAGGGAGTTCCCATGATAGTGGAGGGCGCTATACGGAATACCGGAATAACACGATAGGGCATTGGTGCGTCTAGAAGGACAATATCGGCATCTAGAAATAAAATATAACGCCCTTCTGGCATTGCTTCTGTTTTTTTATGAAAAAATTCATAAACAGGAACATCGTCTGTTTCGTCATTCGAAAAAACGGCTAAACGATAGACAGCGGATTGGCTTTTTGGAGGGAGTCCCTTTATTTTATCAGCCATCTCTGGATATTTAGCCATCAAATCGTAACGATTTTTAAAAGTTCTAACTAAAATCCAATCATTGTCCCAAGTTTCCTTGGTTCCGTCTACGACAACATCAAATGGAGAAAGATTTGAAAACTCAATTTCTCCTTCATAATTGAATTCACCAGTATCAGGATCAATATCATACGCTTCACCGGCTGTTGCGTTCCATTCTAGCTTAATAAACCCGGATCCTAAAACAATAGACATCTCAGTTGCATCTTTAATCGCCTTTTCAAGATGTTTTTCTCTCATGTAGTAATCTAAAACGCTATTAGCGACTGTCACTTGGGCTAGTGATTTATAGTCAGTATTAATCGCGCGAGCTTCCATTACAGGACGATTGGCTGTGATCATTGTAAAAATATGTTGAGCGATATTTCTAAAATGATTAACAGGTAAACTCACCAATTCTCCCTGTTCACCAGTAAAATTAATGCGATGACCGAAACCAAGGTCATTATCATAAGCGCCATGATACGCTCTCCACATCCTTTGTAGCTTTTCTAGGTAAGCATTCGCTCTAAGTAGATTAAAAAAGGAAGCAGCTCTATCTAACGCAACAGATGCAACGTCTTCGGGAGCCTTTGCGGCGAAATAAACATCGTCAGATGATCTATAATTTTCAGATCTTTCTTCCATATTGTCCATATTATCTCTTCCTTATATTGAAAATTCTACGATAAATATCGGTTTGATCGGATTCTTTTTGTCCTAAGATTGACTCAACGTAGTTTGTTGTTCCATAATTTACGTTTAAGTGTTGCGGATAGGGATTTTTATTGAAGTTAACATGTCTTATTAGATATTTCAAGGCTTCCACAGCATCGTAGTGGCCATCATCCGGAGAACGTGCAAATACGTTTTTATTAGTTAGACTTCGCCATTTAACATTTTTTAAATGTCTAATTAGGGTTGTACAGCGAGGGTGGATAATAATCTGTTCATTATTAAGTAAAACACGAAGTTTATTAATAGCAGCTTCATTGTCATCTTTTTTAGCTGGTTCAAAAACAACTTGGCCTGCGCTCGCTCTGGAAATTTCTTTAGTGACTATGTAATTAATATCACTAACTCTTTTAACTGGTTTCATTTCGTTAGTTAGTGGATTACTCCATAACTTACTTTCAATTTCTTGAATTTTAGAAATAAAAGACGGTAAATGAAGCTCAGAGCCTTT